GAGATCCAAGGTTATCCAGGCTAGATACAACAAAGCCAGGCAAGCATCACACTAAACCTGGCTCTGTAAATTTTTTGTTAGCTTGCTAACTTCTTGTAAGGATCTTGATTATAAACAAAGTCATTATCCTTTTTAACTTCTTTAACAAAGTCAGCTAACGGATAAACTTGCTGCTCTTTAAAAGTACCAGCAGTTAATCCATACTTCTCAATATGCTCTCTAGCAACAATGTTGAACTCTTTATCAACCCAATAAACTCCGTTATCCCAGTTATCGCAATCAAGTTTTTTAACAATGCCAACTCCGACACTCAATGTGCCAGGAAAAGTATTGCAGATTATTTGAGTTAATCTTGCCAAACCATAATCTCCAGATCTAATTCCATAATCTTTAGCAGTTTGTAAGAAACCCTCGACACTATCTCTACCACCATTCCAGTGAAGATAGATACCAACGCTATTTTTATCTTGTTTACCTTTGTCATTAACAAAAGCAATCACAGCTCTATTTCCCATGTTTTACTCCTTTGTTTTTCATTCAACTAAGGAATAACATAGCATTGACAACGTGTCAACAGTAAATATGTATAAATGTGTATTTTTATTTTTTATCCATTCGGTAGGCTTGGAACAGATGTTGTTTGTATTTCTTCCACAATTTTTTCAGCTTTAACCATATCATTCGGATTTCCCCAACTAACAGTTATTGTCGTATCTTGTTTAACATCTTGTTGAATTTTATCGCCAAATGTTTTTGCAGCCAACTTACTAGCCAACCATCTAATATGTGAATACTTTTCTCTTAAAAAATGAGTTTCTTGTGGTGTCTTTGGTATTTCCATATCTTCAGCTATTTTATCCAATAAAGTCCAAACGCCAGTTTGTCTTGCTTGCATAATCTTTTCGTGAAGTTCCTTACTATCTCTGCAATATTTATAAACAGTTGATGCGTCTGGTAAGTTTTTATCTTTTGTAATTTTTGATAATGGTTCGCCAAGTTCTAAACGCTTGATGATTTCATCTGTTTGTTTTGTATCCATTGCAATAGTTGTTCTGTTGTATAATTCTTAAATTGTTTTAAATTTTTATATGCTTTTAATTTACCTTCTAAAGTTATGGCTCCAGTTGATGCACCACCATGAAACCTACAACGATAATGACCACTCTTTTTTAAATATCCCTTTGCTCTGCATTGTTTACCAGATGTTCTCGCGATACTTTCGCATTGGATTTTTTTAAGAGGATGACCAGCCATAATATTCAGAAATTTTTATATCCAACTGTACCTTTTCAATTACTAAATTTGATCAATCTTGTCTATAAGTGATTTTGAGAGCTTGCTTTCAAGATTAAATATTGCGTTGATATATTTTTTCTTAATCGTTACACGATGGCAGCCAAACATTTTTCCAAGAGCAATCCAGGAATATCTTTTGGATCTGGCCCAGAGTATCTCCCGTTCTTCTTGTTCAACCAGGGGTAATAATTCAGTAATTGTAAGATCCCAGCAATTAATTTGCTTGTTATTGGCACGAAGTTTTAATTTATCCTTATTATCATGGAACCCGTGATCTCCAGGATCATAAGAAAATTTTAGAATATCAAACATTGACGCTGCTTTTGGTATTTTGGGTTTAGGCATAAAGCGTTCAGCCAAGCCAGCTGTATCCAGTATATCCATTAATTTTACGCACCTTAACTTCAAACAGCCACCTTTTCGATGGCGTCAAACTTTTTTATAGGTTCATCTTTCCACTTATGTTTGGCAACCTTATCGCCTCGTTTATTAACATACTCAATATAATGATTATATTCTCCACAGTACTCGTATTGCTCGCCTTGATATTCTATTGTTGTTTGAGAATGATTAGCGGTTGGGGGGGAGATAAATTTACCTCTTTGATACTTATTAACATTCCTAGCATTATAGTTATATAAGGATGGTTTTATTAATAAATGTCTTTCTGATACATCAGTGCTATCAAATTGAGACTTCAGTCGTTTTATGCGGTTTTTCTCTAGCTCCAATTGCTGCGTTAATAAGTAAAGATTTGTCGATGATAAGCGTTTTACTGTTAGCAATTTTAGTTTAGCAAGATGTTTAATGGATCTGTTAATAGATGCCTTCGACACCCCTAGATCACGCTTAATGGTGGCATAACGTGGATAACATTTGCCATCCTTACTACTCATAAATGAAACCAAACTGAAGTAAACTAATCTATCTATTGGTGTGAGCCTTTTATCCTTTAATATGTTTAAATCGCCTACAAAGAAATAACTCAAGATAAATCCTTTTTGTTACAGAATAAATCGTGGCGCTCCTGGAGCAGCTCCAATACTTGATACCAATTTTCGGGTAACAATAAAGTTTCTTTGCCTTTTGTTGGTGTGAGCTGCGTGATCCTTAAACTTTCAACCTCTCTTTTTTTATTTACTTTATAAAAAACCAGGAATGAAGGTAAACCAGATAAATTTGCTAACGCTTCCGTTGTCGCTGTCGCCTTCCACGTTTGGCCCCGATCAAAACACGTTTCGGCCAAATACAATGGAACTTTACACTTCTTGCAAATCCCAACTGCGTCTAAATCTATTTGATATACATGATTGTCTCTGCACCACTCAGAATAAGGATCGCCAACATTAAAATAGTTGTTTTTTATTCTTCCCCTGGCCACTATAAGCTACCATCTTTTCTTAAATTATTTAATGGATCTTTAAGATGTTTTATTTGTTCTTTTAAATCTTTTATTTCTTCTCGCAGCTCTCCATTTATTTTTTGGTGTCCAGCACTAATGATCTTAAAATTATCGTATTCCTCCTGGAGACGATCTATGTCTGCTTTTAAACTATAAATTTTATCATTAACTTTTTTATTATCTCTTGGATAATTTTTAGTTCTTACTTCATTTTCATAAGTTATATCTTCTGGCTCATCTTTTGGATAATTAACTCTATGCTCTTGATCTGTCATTTGAAAGTTATCTCCGTTACATCTTGTACCCAGGCAGCGGGAATAGTATTAATGTTGCCTACTGTTATAGATCCATCATCTTCAACAATGTAATCAGTAAAAATTGTAATTTTAGATTTTGTTTGTATTATTTTATAACCAATAGAAATTGCTGTAGCGGGTTCTAGTTTGGCTGCTTTATCAATACTCATCCATGAATTATCAGCCAACGTGTCCAACCACTTAACAATAACCAGTTTATAATCATTTATATTTCCACTTAATTTCTGTTTTTTTTTATTCATAAAAACTAGAGGGTTTAACTTTGCCGTTTGTTTTTTGTTTTATAATTTCCATAAACTTTGGCCTCGGTATTCTCTCTTTGTTGCACCAACGGAACACAGTAGAGCCAGGCGATGTGCCAGTAATACCAAGTAGATCAGCTAATTTTTTATGTGATAAATTTTTTGATTTTCTAAATTCTTCTAATTGCATAATTATTGTGCTATATGGATTTAATGTCATATCGTCAACAAATGTGCATATCAAAGATGTGGATAATTAGGTATAAATAACCTTAATTTACAACCATAAATTACTTATTAAGAAATATATAATTTATTTTAGGTAACTATTGACAAAGATACGCCTATTGATTTATAGTTGCCAATATGACAATAGAAAAAACAAAGTTACATATCGTAGATATAAAAAAGAGTAAACAAGATCATAAAAAAGAAACAATGGCTTTGTTAAAAAAATTATTAGATGAAAAAGGTTCATCACAATTAGAATTAGCTAATACCTTAGGTAGAGATAAAACTACTGTTAATCGTTGGGTAAAAAATAGCCGTGAAATCTCTTGGGATAATGCAGAAAAAATAGCAACTGTTTTAGGTTGTCATCCAGTAGATATTTACCAACCAAAAAATCAAATTGAATTAAAACATTTTGTTAAATGGGATGGAAACGTTATAGAATTTGAAAAAGAAGATCAGCATTTAATAAGTATTCCTTACGAATATTATCACAAAAATGTAAAAGCTGTTCAAATCCAAGCACCTGGATATCATGCGGATGGAGAAATTTGGTTGTTTGATATACCATCAGCAAAAAAGTTTCAAAAAAATGCAATAGGAAAACTTTGCTATTTAACAGCATCAAAAAATTTTAAAAAAAAACATGAAAAAAAAGGTACAAAATGCAAACCAGTTATTGGTTTGTTAAGAGCTGAAAGTAATGGCAAATTAAGTATTGTTAATAGTTATACACAAAAACCTATAAATGATTTATGTGCTAATCTTGAAATAGAAGATTTAGAATATGCTACGCCAGTTAAAGCAAAATACGACCCAGATTTATATTTTAAAACTGCAAAATAAACCATTAGTTGTAATAGACAAATCCCCACCAATAGTTGACATAAAAACATATCTATAGTTGACAGTAAGCTCATAATGTTTACTGATTGTTCTAATTAAGTATTTGATTTGTTTTATGATTACAAAAGATGCAGCGTTAGCAAAAAAAGTTACAGACGATTTTTTAGACAACATTAAAGATCTACCAGAATGGGTAGAGTTATATAAAATAAATCATCACTCGCCTTCCCAACTTAATGCAGCAGACGATATGTGGAGTTATAAATATTTATATCTTACACAAGAACAAAGACGCAAGCTGCCAATTAATTCTAAAATGTTTGCTGGTGTATGCCTTGGCGACATGGGTATTTTAACTTTTGGAAAATATTTATGGGAAAATAAAATTGGAAAAGGTTTATGTAAAGTAGAAATCCCACCACAAAGAAAAATTTTTGATAAAATTTTAGAAAAATATAATACTTATGAACCAGTTGATGAACTAGACAAGGCTCAACACGATGTCGGAAGATTAGGTTTAGCAAAATCATTCCAAACTTTAAAAGCTGGATTAAGAGAAATTAATTTAACCTCCCCTATTGAATGTGAAAGATCTGTAGATCTAACTTTTGATGGCTGCATCCTACCTACAATTGGCAGAATAGATTTTGAAGATGAAAACAATTTTGTTGAAATGAAAACAAAACACAGAAAAAAAAATAGACCCAGAAAAGATGGTACATCAAACTATTCATTACCTAAACTAGATGAAGGTTACATGGGTTGGGAAGAACATATCAGCCAGGTGGCGTTTTATTATTTTGCAAATAACGAAAAAAAGAAACCACACTTGTTTGTTATGAATGAAGAAGAATATAAAATTTATAGTCCAGATAATTGCGATGATTTAAAACCAGAAAATTTAAAAAAACATCTTAATAAAATAACCATGGTAGCCAGGCGTAGAGAAAGAGTGATGTCTAATCACGCTGGTAAAACTACTTGGCATCAAGATATTGCTCCAGACTTCAACCATTTTTTTTGGAAGGGTATGGGAGAGCATAAAGAAATTGCAATGAAATTATGGGGTTTAGAATGAAACAAAATATATCAGTTTTAAATGTGCAGCCGTGGCTGTTGAAAAAGAATTTAGCAAAGACAAAAAATAATTATAAAAAGTTACTCCTTTCTTTAATTATTATTGTTACCCTAGCTCTCTTGGGTGTTAGCTTTGTTAAATATAGCCAGAGTAGTCGTGTAGCGATGCACGATAAAGGTTTTAATACAGCAGTATTCTTTTACCTTCATTCAAGCTCTGGCTATGCGAAAGAGAGCAAGCATGGGTAACGTCATAAATTTAATATCACTTGAAGGTTACTTAAAAACATTAAAAGCAGATGGTGGGATGTGGGAGTTTAAGCCTGGCAAATGGATTATTAAACATTTGGAAGTAGAAGGATTGGCCCAGCATTACAATATTGAAACTAACATAGATTTAGTACATTGTAATTTAGATAAAGACATAGCAGTTGTAAAAGCAATTGCAATTTATAAAACAATAAAATTTACAACACTTGGGGAAGCCTCTCCTAAAAATAACCAATTTGATTATCCAGTAGCGATTGCAGAAAAACGAGCTGTTGATAGAGTTATATTAAAAGCATTAGGTATTCACGGCAACGTCTATTCAGATCAAGAAATGCCAAACGAGAAACAAAACAATAATGAAAACTCAGGGATTAAATTAGATCATGTTGATGTAATTTTAGAAAGAGTAAAAACTGTAACCCACCAGGCAAATTTAGAGCAGTTAAAAAGTCAAAATAAAAAATTTTTAACGCAGCTTAAATCACAAAATTTAACAAGGTACGAAGAAGTAAAAAATGCCTTCTTAAATAGAAAACAGCAATTAACCAAAGGATAAATATATATGGCTGATTTTAAGAAACCACAAGATCCAAACTGGGTGGCAACATTTAGTTTGAAACGTAACGCAGACAAAAACCCACAAGATCCATCTACCAGTAATAGACCAGATCTTGTTTTATCAGATAGTGATAAAATAAATGCTAAAACCAATAAACCTTATAGAAAAAATTTTACTATAGATGGTGTTTGGATGGAGGCATCTGCTTATATCCAGGAAGATAAATCTTTAAAGATTACTATCAAGAAAACGGGTACTGGTAACGGAGCCGCAGCTCAACCAGCCTCTCCACCTCTTGAAGAAGTTCCCTGGTAATAAAATATGGAACAATATGGTTTAACTGCAAAGCAACTAAAACTTTTTAAGTTTATTAAAAGCTATATTGTTAAAAAAAACGTGTCGCCATCTTACGATGAAATGAAGGTGGCGATAGGTGCTAAATCAAAATGTACGATATGTGTAAGAATTAAACAACTTGTAGAACGAGGATGGATAAAAAAATTACCAGGAAAAGCAAGAAGTATTCAGATCATAAAACAATGACCCACGAGGATATATTTAAAGAATTTAATTATGAATGTTTGTCTGAACAAGTTGGCGGATCTCATTATAAAGATTTAAAAGTATCCCCAGCCTATTTTATATGTGAGAATAAACTCTTGTTTGCTGAAGGAAATATAGTAAAGTTAGCGTGCAGACATCAAAATAAAAATAAATCTGAAGATATTAAAAAAATAATCCATTACTGCAAAATAATTTTAGAACGAGATTACCCAAATGAACAAGAAGATTGAAAAATTCTGGAACGGGAGCGCCAACTTTACAGCAAGTGAAGTTTTTAATTCTGTTTCTGATGCTGCAAAACAAACTATACCTAGCGATGCAGCAACATATGAAGTTGATGGTAAAACTGTTAGCTTTGAATTCGCTAGAATAAAAGAGGTAAGTAATGATAAATCATTACCAACATCTGAGCCAACAAATAACTCAGATCGAAAAGGAACGAAAGTCTCTGAACGCAAAGATCACGAGACTTAAAGTTAAAAACGGGGGAATGTATCCTCCAGGGATTGCGGCTATAAGCAAGACAGCTCACTCAAAATTGATTGCTGTTATTAATCTGCAAGACCAATTAAGTAAGATCCAAGCCTAGTATCTTACTTTAGAACTACTCTAAACTGATTAAATTCGGATACCCTTCCTACGCCTAAATAAAGATTAGCCAATTTGTCAATTAGGTGTTGACAGATTAGCAACTAATAATTATATCTATTGTATGGCTAATAACTTTCAAAAAATTAAGTTTGCCAGTTACTCAAATCTTGAGAACTATTTTACTAACGTAATCCTTCCACAAAAAAATAAGTCATCCAAAGTTATCGG